ATGAAACTATGATTGAATTTGCTACCTTTAGTTGGGGCTTTGTTTTGTCTCATGTTATTGCGTTTGCCTCTGGTGCTCTTATTGGTAGAGCAGCATGGGAATGGGTTCGCGGCTTCTTTCCGTGGAATAGATAATGATTATTGAAATGGGGGGTGTTGTCATGCCAGTCGTAGAAATGATTATTGGTTCGGGTGTGATAGCAATGTTATGGAAGATGAACAATCAACTTGGTTCTTTAACCGAGCAGATTAAAAACTTTTCCGCAGTATTAACGGACCATGAAACAAGGATTAGAGATTTAGAAAAGGATAAATAATGGCTGAGAATGAACAGATTCCGCAACAGGAACAATCTCCTGCCTATCAAGCAGAGACTCCTAATGTATTGCAAGATGCTGTAAATAATGCGGAGCAATCTATTACGTCAACAGCAGACGATGTTAACGCGGCAAAAGAAAGACAAGCTTTTGAAAAATATGTAGAATCTACGGGTGGACAAATACCTGAGAATTTTGAAAACGCTGATGCTTGGTTTAATTCTTTAAAAGAAGCACAAAAGAATTATACTCAAGGTCAACAAGAAATTTCTACTTTGCGTCAACAGGTTGAAGAATTACAACAACAACCAGTACAAGAAGAGATTGTACCAGCAAATAGTGAATCTTTGCAAATTGATACTCCATCAGAACAGGTAGAAAATCCTGTGCCTGAAACTATTACTCCTGATCAATGGAAAATGTGGAGTTATGAAGTTGCTGAGAAAGGTGATTTACCACAAGAAACTAAAGAGTTAATCTCAAAACAAACTGGATTAACTGGTGAAATGGTAAATGATTTTATTTCTGGTCAAAAAGCAAAGATGAAAGAAGCTAGAGTTCAAGCTGCCGATGTAGTTGGTGGTGAGAATAACTTAAATTCTATGTTTGCTTGGGCTACCCAGTCACTTAGTGCCGCAGAAGTTGCTACCTTAAACGTAGGATTAGCTACTCCTGAGATGCAAGAGACTACTTTATTAGGTCTTAAAGCTAGATATGATAAAGCACAATCACAAAGACCTATTAATCAAGAACCGGAAAGAAATATCAATCCGGCAAATGTAGCTTCTACTGCCCCTACTTATGAGGGGTACAAAACTATGAGAGAATTTAAAGCAGATCGTTCTAGTCCAAGGTATCAAATGGAACCTGCCTTTAGACAGGCAGTTGATCAACGGATTATGCGAACTGATTTTAATACTTTACAGGCGTAACTTTGGGGATACGCCACTTTTAATTTGTTTTACCCTAAAGCAAATCCCCCTTCATGGCAATGGATGGCTTTTAAACTAAACAAATTACATATAAAGAGACTCGAAAGAATAATCAAATTATATGTCCTAACTGTTAACCCCTTAATATAAATAATTATTGTATAAGGAATTAATACAATGGCATACGATATTACCGGTGACAACGTTACCGCTACCTCTTTACCGTACCGTACCAATGTTGGTGATAAGACTTCTGGTTTCGGTTACACCGCAGATAGTGCCAATACTCTTTGGCTTCCTATTTGGTCTGGTGAAGTTATTCATGCTTATGATGAATATAACAAATTTGAATCAATGGTTACTTCTAAGACCATTACCTCAGGAACTGAAATGATCTTCCCGATCACCGGTACTGTGGATCTCAGAGCTTCTTGGGATGCTGGTACTGAACTGATTGGTGGATCGGATCAGACCACCACCTCCTTCAAGGTTACGTTAGATAAGCGTCCAATGGCTGCTCACTTTGAGTTAGACAACGTTGATCTCATGTTGACCCAGTGGGAATACAGAGCTGAGCTTGCTCGTCAAGCTGGCTTAACCTTGGCTAACACGAGAGATAAGCAAATCTACGCTTACCTTGTTCGTGCTGCTGCTGAAACTAAGTTGAATAACGATCCTCGTTCTTCGCTTACGTATCACGAAGGTTTCTATGGTGGAGCTGCTGGTGAATATCCAGACTTTGGTAACACTTCACCTAGTAGTGCTGCTAACAGAACTCAAGGTGCTCTTCGTTACTTGCAAGATTTGGAAAACTTTATGGTTCACTTGCAAGAACAAAACCAAGCAACCGAAGGTGTTTACTCTGTTGTTTCACCTCAGGCTTTCCAAGACATTCGTTCTCTTGGTGTTGCTCGTGCTTCTGGTGATGTTATCAACGCTCAGCCAATGTTCGGTGGCGTTGCAGAAGCTGGTGGCTTAGGTGCTGGATTCAGACAAGGTATGTATGGTCCAGAAGATACCCTTGAATACATGGGTGTTACCATTTGTAAGTCTAATCACAGACTTACTTCTGACCTTGGTGGAACTACCACGATTGGTGAAGCTCGTTATAACCTTGATTATGAACTCAAGGAAAATGCAGGCGACACCGGTGGTGGTGGCGTGGCTCACGAGATTAAGGCTGTGACCTTCCAATCTGGTGCTGTCGCTGCTCTGAAGCTTCAGGGTCTGAAGGTGGATACCGTTGATGATGTTCGTCGTAACACTGTCTTTACGGTTGCTTCTATGATGGCTGGTACTGGTGTGCTCAAGCCTGAGTGTGCTACTGTTCACTCTGATATGGGTGAGCTTACTGATAGCAATGATACGGACGGTCGCGCTGGTCTGCAAAAGGCTCTCGGCATGACTCCTGAGTATCATCCCGCCTAAATAAAAATTTAATATTACGCTGCTTGTCCCCGAAAGGGGACTTGCAGTTTTCTTTAAGGAGGTTCTTCATGGGTTATATTTCTAGATTACAGGCTATTAACGAAATGCTTTTGGCTTCTGGTGAAGATCTTGTTTCTGATCTTGACGAGAACTCTGGTATTGATACTAGTATCGCTGAATTTATTTTAGACAGAGCAGCAGAAGAATTTTTGTTAAGAGGAACCGCCGCTAACACTTATGTTAGAAAATTAAAACCAGACCCTATTACATGTAGGATTGATTTACCTAATGATATTATGTCAGCTCGTTTAGTCAGTGGACATACAAGCGATGATACGACAAATGGATATGATGGTTACATGGTAGAGACTGGAATTAGAGGAGAACCTAATGGTTATCTCTTTAATGTAACAGAACAAACTGATAAGTTTGATAAAAATACCGAGTATACTATTGAGTTTATTCAATATATGAAATGGGAAGACATGGATACTCCTATTCAAAAATCTATTATTGCTAGTGCAAGTCGTATGTATCAAATGCTTACTCAAGGTGATGACTCAGCTGATGCATTCCTTTCTTTAAAAGAAGGTTTGTTGGGTGCCAAAGGTAAAGGTGCTGATATCAAACACAAAGGAAGAACTATTTTCCAAGGAGATTTAGCTAGAAGATCATTTAGAAACAGAGGCTTTGCTACTAATGATCCATCTAGATTTAGATTCTGGAGACACTCTCATGGCTAAGAGAAGACAGCTTACAACTAGACTACCCATCTTTACCTTTTCTTCTGGTGTAGGCAGGCAAGCTCCAACCAAACGTCTTCCTACAGAAGCTGAGAATATTGACAACTGTTTTGTTACTCTTGAAAAGTCTATTAGTAAACGATCTGGATTTGAATTTCTTTCCTCTCAAGTAGATGGAGTTTTTGAATTAGGAGTAGAAGCCGATGGATCTCAAGATCTTTGGTACTATTGGTTTGATATTAGCGATGAGATTAGATATCTAATTATCATTGATTACTCAGTAGATGCTACTGATTTGCTTAGAGTATTTAAGATTACAAATAATACGTGGCAAGATATTACATCTTTAGTTGGAGCTATTCCTACAGAAGTTAGAGAGTATCTTACATACAGACCAAACACTAGCGTAAAAGCAAGAGATGCTTTAAAAGCTGTGTCAATTGGACAAAGTATTGTTATTTTAAACAGATTTGTTAAGGCAGGATTTACCTCAGAAGATGTAGGAGATGCTTTTGATTTAACAAAAGATTTAGATTCTCAAGCACAAATTTTTCAAGCAGGTGATACATTTAATGATTTTACAATCTACGATACAGAGGGCGGATCAGGTGATCCATTAAAAGTTACCGTTAATATTAATCAGACGGGCGGTGTCGCAAGCCTTAAAAGCGTAGAACAAAATGGATCTGGATATAAACTTAATGATGTTATTACAATTATTAATGACGTTGGTACTAGTGCAAAGTTTAGACTAGTTGATACAGTAAACTTTGGATATACTTTATCTGGAGAACTGTCTAACGAAAAAGATTTAATTGGTAGAAAGATTGATTACTACACCACGCTTACACAAGATCCTGAGAATAAAGCAAAGGAATATTCTCAGTATGCTGATAACTTAACAGGGGACGAAGTTATCTATTCTCTTCCAGATGTAGGAGCAGAAAGAAAAGTCTATGAGTGTATTAAAGATATTGATCCTACGCCGCCTGATCCTAGTGACTCAGGTGTAAACTTAGGCGGCACTGGTCCACAAAGACCTTTAGCAAATGATGGTACTCTTAATAGCGAATACTGGATTGAAAAAAGAGATTGTACCTTGCTTCTTGTAGATGATTTCTTTTATCCCGATCCAGAAAAACCAGAGTTAGGTCAGGCTGTTCCTGATTTTAGTAAAATTAAATTCCCTCCTTTAGATACAGATATGTTTGCTAATAATGGTTTTTCTACGGCTAATGCTAATGATAGAACAGAACAAACACTTGCTGCATACTATCCTAACAAAGGCGACCCTAATGGTAGAGGTAAGATTTACTTTAGTGCTATTGCTTTTGCAGGAACTACTCCGGGGTTTTATAGAATCATTTCTCAAAACCCTGAATCAGGTGGCGAAGGTAAACCATATACTCAAAAAGTTAGAACACCAGATGAGCATAGTGTATTTGATAAAAAGAGAATGCCTATTCGATTAACTTTAGAAAATCAAAATGAATTCTCATTAGATACTATTGATTGGTCTTCTCGTACTACAGGTAATAACAATAACAATCCCGGTCCTGTAATTTTTAAAACAAAAGGTGAAGATCGTAAGCTTAGAAACATTGAGTTAAACTCTATTGCATTCTATCGTGGTAGATTATTTTTATCAGCAGCAGATACAGTATTTTCTTCTCGTGTTAATAAGTTTCAAGACTTATGGTTAGGAGATCCATCAAACATTACGGATACTGATCCAATTGATTTGCAAGCATCTTCTAACAGATATGCAAAGATCAATGCAATGCTTCCATTTGCTAACTCTTTGTTTATCAATACAGATAGTGATACTCAGTTTGAATTACTAGGATCTGAGAATAGAATTACACCTCTTACCGCTGAGCTTGCACCTACTGCATTCTATGCTACAAGCCCAGTGATTGATCCAGTTCTTATGGGAACGCAAATCTATTTCCCTGCGCCATCAAAAATGTACATTTATTTTTCTAGAGAAACCGCTAGTTTAAATAATGCTATTGAAGTAAGTCAGCACTGTCCTGATTATCTTCCTAAAAACATGGGACCACTGACTGTCGCAGGATCTAGAAACTCTATCTTTATTCTAGACGATGATAATTTAAATTATATTTATGTGTACACCAATAGATTTGCAGCAGATCAAGTTACTCAAAACGCATTCCATAGATGGATCTTACAAAACAATGCAAAGGTAATGTCTTTATCTTTCTATGATGATTTCTTATATGCTGTCGTAGGTATTGAGACAGATGGAGTTACTAGGCTTTACCTGCAAAAAGTTGCAGCAAATGATGAAAATGAATTTATCCCTAGATTAGATAACAGAGTTAAGTTTACAGTTACTGAAGATAATACAACTTACGATTCTGTATCTAACACAACTACTTTTACTATGGAGTTAAAATACAATTCATTTGATCAATGTGTTTTGTTTGATGGATTTGATGATGAGAATTTTACAATTGTAAATATTGTTTCTCAAACTATTAATGACAATACACTCTCATTAGTTTTATCGGGAGACTATTCTAATTCTGGTAATGTTTTATACTTTGGTAATAAGTATACAATGAATGTTGAACTATCAGAAATATTCTATAGAGATCAACAGAACAATGTTGTTGATGGTATTTTATCATTAAGAACAATTCATTTACGTCACAGTAAAACTGGAAACTATAAAATTGTTACAACTCGTAAAGGTAGAACACCTATGATTACTGAGTTTAATAATGCACAAACAGGTGCTAGAGATTCTGTATTTCCTACAGATGTTATTACTAGCTCTGGAGAAACCGTTGCTAAGATTATGTCGTTTAGTCACGACGCAAATATTAAAATTCAAAGTGATTCACCTACTCCATGTAATATTACTAATGTGGAGATTAAAGGTAAATTTAAACCCGTGTTTAGTTCGTTGGATAAATAAGGAGAGACAATGACTACTTACAACAATACCGATGATCAGTTTGGATCATACATTAAGATTACGCCTACATCAGGGCAAACATCTTTTTCCTATGCTACTCTTAATCTTAACAGTAGTGTTTCTGATCAAGATCAAATTTTAGTAGTTAGAAAGTTTACACCTAGTGATGAGTTTACTGCGGCTGCAACTCCAAACGGTTTAGGGGGAGTAGCATTAAAGGGTGATGAAACTTGGGATACTTGGACTTTGCCTAATGCATCTACCTCAGGTAGTTCTATGTATACGATTGATACTGTAGCTAAGACTATTACAATGAGTTCTTCTTCTAGTGATTATGTGTATTCAAGAACTAACTCTGATGGATCTACAACTAACATCAATCTTCCAATCTTTTCATCTTCAGATACTATTTACATTTTACGTAAAACCTATATTACCCAACCATTTGTAACTTGGCAATCAGGCTCACGATTTACTTCTTCACAATTAAACCACGAGGTTAAACAACTCCTTAATACCTCACAAGAATTCTTAAATAGGTTTGATAACTTTGGTGATTTAAATCCTTACATTGGTAGGGCTGATGGTATTTGTCCTTTGAATTCTTCAGGTACTATTGATAATAAATATATTAATGTAGCTTCTGTCAACACTCTCCTTGATGGCAGATCTATTCTTTCGGGTGATGGTCTTACTGGTGGTGGTGCGTTATCTGCTGATAGAACTTTAAGTATTTTACTTGACGGAACTACTCCATTGTCAGTTTCTTCTAGTGGTTTATCAATCTCTGTTGATACAGATTTATTTACAACCGCAGGATCTTTAGGTTTTAAATTAAATGGAAGCAGTTTAACTAAAGACTCGGATGGTTTAAAAGTAAATGTTAACAACACTTTAACCAGTGATTCTACTGAACTTCCTTTATCTGCTGCCCAAGGTAAAGCTCTTAAAACTTCTATTGATTTACTAGGTAGTGGTGTTCGTTATCTTGGATCTTTAGAGTTAGCATCTACCGCAGAAGCAACTATTACTTTTACTGGTAAACCAAACGAAGCTACTACTATTACTTTAGTAGATAGTGATGGTACATCAGTAGTTTTTGAAATTGATGGCGACAATAATGGCGTGACTGGTGGCAACATTGCTGTAAACGGTATTACAGGTGCTGGTGGTGGTGCTACTGGTACAGCAACAGATTTAACTGCAAAGGTAAATGCACAAGGATCATTAGATATTGAAGCAACTAACCCCAGTGCTGGTGTTATTAAACTAAGACAGCTGACTGGCGGTACTGCTGGCAACACCTCAATTAGTTATAGTGATTCTAGCAACTGGGGATCTTCAACTTCCGGTACATTGCCAACTGCATTTGAAGGCGGAGCAGCAGGAACAAGCTTCCCTGCAAGCCCTGCCTCTGGTGGTTCTTATTTAGTGGGAGATACTTATGATATCATTAGAAACTCTACTAGTCCTACTTTACAAGGAACAGTTACCGACAGCAATGGAACTAAACATCAGGTAAATATTGGTGACGATATTAGATACAACAGTTCTACTGTTTGGTATATTATTCCTGAAACAGTTACTCTTGCATTAACAGACTTCTTACGGGTTGATGGCACAAGAGCTATGACTGGTGCATTAGATCTTAATTCTAATAGTATTTTTAATTTAAGTACTCCTGTAAATTCTAATGATGCTGCTACTAAAAACTATGTAGATACATCAACAAGCAGAACTTTAAATTTATTAAGCGATGTGAGTGTTGGCTCACCTAGCGCAGGAGAGCTGTTAAAATATAGTGGATCAACTTGGGAAGGGGCAAGTTTAGCAATTGGTGATTTATCAAATGTTACTTTAACATCCTTAGCAGAAAATCAAATATTAAAATGGAATGGATCAGCATTTGTAAACGATGGTAATATTGGTAATCCGCAAAGATATGCCTTTACCGGAACAGGCTCACAAACTGCATTTACTATGAGTCCGGCAGCAAGTTCTACCGAAGTTAATACCTTTATTGTATCTATTGATGGTATCTTGCAAACACCTGCTACAGATTATGTAATTACAAATGTAGATACAATTACATTTAATGCAGCTCCACCAAATCAAGCACAGATCCATGTGTTAAACTTTGGAATTAATCGTAGTGTAGATTCCCTTGGAACAAATGTTGTTAATACTAGTCAAATTTCAGACAACGCAGTTACCTTAGCTAAGATTGCTTCCGGTAGTGCGGGTAGTATTTTTATGTGGGATGCCAGTGGTAATCCTTCAGAACTTTTAAATGACGGTATTGTAGGTCAGGTGCTTACATCAAATGGATCTACCTCTGTTCCATCATATGAATATGCTAGTGGAACTTATGGTGATAAGATTATTGATTATGCTAGTAGAGTTGTTCCCTCTACAAACAGAAACTATATTCATACCTTTAATAAAGGCTTTACTGCTAAGTTTAATGATGGTACTTGGAAACGATGGGGTCTTCAAGGCAATGGTAGCGGAACAGGAATGCAACAAGTAACTACATTTACTTGGCAAAATGAAGCAACAAATCGTGGTGGAGAAGATGGTGAAAATCATATTTGTGTATTCCCTCCATCTACTATTCCAATGAGTTCAAACTTTTTATATAACTGCAAAAGTTCTACAAAAAACGGAAGTCAAATTACTATTGCAAAACCTATTAAAAAATATTATGTAGAAGGACACGCAGAATTTATTATTGATAATAATGACGATGTATTCTTTAAGGGTTATAGTAATATTACCAGTAACACATCAGATTTTCTATCTACTATTAGAGGAACAATCGCTAGTGATGCTGATCATTCTACATCTAAGTATAATACATATCAATGGATTAAATATGATTCTACAAATCACTCGGCTTTAAATAATGTTAATATTGGAGACATTAGATTTTCTAATTATATTCGATTAGGAGCACACGCAGATACAACTAATATGGCTAGTATTTTGTTAAAAGATACATCAGGTAGTGTATATGCGGCAGGTAGTAATCGTGTAAATCAATTAGGTATTTCATCTATTGGATTCAAAAGTACTTTTGAAAAAGTATGGAATCATGCTGAATCTCCGGGTGCAGCAATAGAATTTTCTACTCACCAGTTTTCAGCTGGATTAAGCGGACTTTCAAGCACCGATGATTACTTAAAAGACAGCGTAGGATTAAGTTTTATTCTTTCTGCTTCTGAAGATTTATATTATGCTGGACCTAATACTAGAGTTACTCCAGCTCTTGCTTCTGTATTTACTAAACTAACTATCGGTGCATCTGATACTAATGTTAAAGCTTATGGTGTTTCTGATCCTTTTGAAACTAGATGTGGTAATACTACACACTATTTAGCAGCAGATGATACAACTGAAGATGCTGAGACAGCATTTGATAATAACCAAAATCCTGTATGGATGGCAGCTATCGCATCTCCAGCAGGTAGTTCTCTTAGGTATTTATACACTTGGGGATTTAATGAATTTGGGCAACTTGGCAATGGATCAAATAATGCTGGAAGTCAAACTCCTACCAGAGTTTCACAAATGACAAGTCCTGCTGGTGCTACTTTGTCAGTAAATGATGTTAAAGATATTTATATTTGTGGTAATGGTGTATACGGTTCTCTATTCTTTACTGAAAGACAAAGCGGATCATCTGATGATTTATTGTATGCATGTGGATACAATGGAGGTTCGATGGGTCTTTTAGGTGTTAATAGCGACTCAAGAAATATTAATACACCTAAAGCTGTTATGCTTGAAGGTGAACAAGGCGGAACCAGCAATAGAAAAATTATAAATATTTGGAGCAGTATTTTAGGAGAGTTTTCATCTAATGGAGAAACAAATGTTAATCATAGAAGCACCTGTAACTTTATTTGGATCTTAGCGGAAGACTCTACAGGAGCAAGACATATTTATTCTAGAGGAGGTAATGTACACTCTTCATTTGCTTCTGCATCTGGTAGTGGATTTGTTAATAATCATAATGAAAATCATGGTGTGTTAGGTTCAGCCTTAGGTACAAATACTCCTGAATTAATTACAGAGCATTCAAGAGATGGTGCAAGAGGTTTCTTACGTATGCACTGGGAACCACCTACAACTTCAAATGATATTGTTGAAAATTCTTTTATGGTTTCTGCTAATCCTCAATATGGATTTGAAGAGAATGAAAGACCACAACTTAATAATATGTATGCAGCATCTCCAACTATTTTATGGACTATTGGAAATGGAACTGCTTATGGTGTTGGTAATGGTAACTTTAATATGTTAGGAGATTTACAAGGAACAGGATATACCTTTCCGGGTGGTCCTGATCGAGGTAGTTTCTTAGGTGGTAGAAGTTTTGATGGTATTACTGATGAGCTAGCTAATCACCCTCATGGATTTATGGGCGGCACTTTATTCTGGACAAATAAACAAAGATCTATTCCATGTCAAATTCATTTTTAAGGAGAAAATATGTCACAAACAAAAACTAATTTACGGATGATTGACATTGGCACAATTACTCCTTTAGACTTTGGAGCCAATGGTGATGGTACATCTAATGATGCAGCCACTTTACAACTTGCTTTAGATTCTACCTCTAACTCTGTTTTAGATTTAGCAGGAAAAACATATGCTTTTGAATCGGCATTAACAATTACAAGAAGTAACTTAATAATTAAAAACGGTACTTTAAAATTTACTGGTACTAATGCTGGTGAATTTGATTTGGTTAGCGTTAATGGTAGTGTTGGATCTACTAACTATACTCCAAGTGCAGATCTTAAAGTAGGATCTAATGAAATTGATTTACCCGGAGGCACAGTAATGAGTGCCTTTAGTGTAGATACTTATCTTGTTATTCAAGGTACTGTTGAAATCTACGATGGAACTGTACACTCAACCACAACTAAACAGGCTGAGATTGTTAAAGTAAGAAAGGTTGATACAACAAATACAAAGTTATTTTTATATAGCCCATTAAAAGGTAACTATAAAACAACCGAAGTAGATGTTCACATTCTTACTCCTAGAGAAAACATTACTTTTGAAAACGTTACCTTTGAAGGTAAAGGTGTAACTGAATACGAAATCGGTGCTTCTGCAATTAGTACCAACTCTGGTAATACAACTATTAATGTAGTGTTACCCGGAACTGGATTAGGTATTTCAGGTTCTGTATTATTCTTAGGTGATATTGGATCTACAGCAATCGGCGGTGTAGCCGCAGCAACATTATCTGAATCAGAATTAGCAGTTACAGGATCATCAGAGGGCGGTGGTAATACTACAGTTAACGCAACTTTTGTAGGTTCAAATGCTTCTTCTAACGCTAGCGGTGGCGATGCAACAAGTAAAGCATACTATGGTGGTAATGAAGGTATTAAATTAAACGGGTGTGCTAATGTAACTATTAAAGATTGTACCTTTAAAAAGTTACAGAATGATATTGAAGCATATTATACGCATAACTTAGAAATCAAAAACAATAAGTTTGTTGGATTTAATGGACCTATTGGTAGAGGTATCTACATTAGACAGGCAGTAACTACTGTATTTATCGAAGAAAATAAATTCTTAGGTAATCATAACTATGGTGTATATGCCTATGATCCAGCTGGTCTTCCTAAAGATATTTATATTAAAGGAAATTATTTCTCTGGTATTAGAGATGCAGCAGCTTACGTTTACATTGTTAACTCATTAACATTTGTAAATAATAAAGTGGAAAATTCTCCTATCTTAACTAGCGATAAAACTGGTGCAATTCATTCAGGATTACGATACTATGGATTTGAGTTAACATGTACAGACAATGAGTTTACTGGCTTTGGTAAGTGTGGTGTCTATTGGGAACCAAGATACAAAGCAATCAATACAGCATCTACTCAGTCTGCATATAGTGGCGGACATAATAATAATGTATATTCAGATGTAGCCGCTGGTCAAACATGGTCATATCCTTCGGCAGTTATTGCTAATAATCGTCTAAAAGGTAGAGCAGGTGATACGTCTTTAAGTTCAAAGGGTATTGAAATTGTACCTAAGACTATTAACTTTGGTATTTGGGGTTGCTCGTTAACCCAAAATCTTATTTCTACCATAGGGACAGGTATCTCAATTGATGCCAGCACTGGATCTCCTAGCGGTATTAGCACCAACATTAGAGGTCTTAAGATTACAGATAACCAAATCTTTGGAGAAAGAAACTCCGGTGGATCTACTGGTCTTGCTGTTGGTATTCACTTTAAGGGTGGATCTGGTAGCGATGTAATGCAAAGAGGTATTATTGCTAACAATATTATTCAATCGTACTCTCCCGGCTATGGTGTTACCAATCAACAGGTAGATCCTTTGATTCAATTAGGAGCATCTGGATCTAACTATGTAGCAGGTAATGAAGGAATTATTAATTCTAACTCATTGTATGGCGGTACATATTCTATCTTTACGGGCGGAGGATCAGTTCCTTCTCTTAAATATGGTATTGTTATTGGTAATATGTTTAGTTCTCACTCAAATGAAACTAATGCAACCTATGCTTACGGTCCCCTCAATAGTGGTAGTGATCCTATTGGTGTTGCTTCTGGTACTAATGCACCAGCAATTGACTCTGCCATTCAAAATATTACTGGTGGTATTGTTAATAACTTCTATAGTGATTCTTATACAGGTGGTTAAAATGAGTAATGATAATTTAATTAATAAACTTAATCAAGTATTGTTAAACCAAATGCTTGAAGATCTTAGAGATCCACAAAAATGTACGCCCGGATTATATCAAGTAGTCCGTGGTATTATCTCAGATAATCGAGATCAGTTGGATTCTATCCCTACTGAAACTCTAAATGAGGTAGAAGAAATCCTAAGTAATACTCCGTTCAAATTCGGCTAAACTTGGGTTTTATAGTAAGGAGTAACTATGCAACCACCACAAGATATGGTAGATGATTTTAGAAATCACTTGTGGGCATGCTTTAAATATCTAGGGCTAGGAGAGCCTACAGCAGCCCAGTATGGGATGGCAGACTGTCTCCAGAATGGTCCTACTGATATGCAACTGCAAGCCGGTAGAGGCTTTGGTAAGTCCGTTATCACGGCTTGTCTTGCATCTTGGTTCTTACTTAAAGATCCTAATACTACAATTATGGTAGTATCTGCTACAGGTAACAAGGCTGCTGAGTTTATCAGCATGACGCGTAGAATCTTAGACTTGGTTCCCTACTGTCAGCATCTTAAACCGGGAGATCATACTACAGATAATGCTTTTGCTTTTAATGTAGAAGCAAGAACTAAGGTTGGGCAGGATAAGTCTTGTTTTGCTAGAGGTATTGGATCTCAGATTACTGGTTCTCACGCTGAATATGTTATTGGTGATGATATTGAAATCGAAGGTAACTGTGAAACTGCTGCTGCCAGAGAAAAACTTCTTAACAAGGTTAGTGAGTTTGAGCAGATTAGAAACGTAGGAGGTAGAGTTATCTTCTTAGGTACTCCACAGATTCAAGAATCTATCTATAATAAACTAAAAGATGGTTATCCTGTATTTAAGTTTCCCGCAATCATGCCAGATAAAGAGAATCCTGTAGAAAGTTTAGATGTTGCCGACTGGGTTTGGGAAACAGAACTAGAACCCGGACAACCTACGCAACCCGAAAGATTCTCAGAAGAAATTCTTTTAGAACGACAAGCAAAGATTGGACCAAGATTATTTTCATTACATTATAAACTAGATACAAGTTTATCTGATGCCCAAAAGTATCCTCTTAAACTTAAAGACTTGCTAGTAACAGACTTAAGTCCTGATCTTTGCCCCGAAAAACTTGTATGGTCCTCCTCTACATCCAATAAACGTGTGCCTAGTTTTGGATTAGCCGGTGATCTTATCTATGAACCAATGTGGGTTTCTGATAAGTATATGCCTTATATCCAAACTGCTATGTTTGTTGATCCTTCTGGTAGAGGTAAGGATGAAACTGCTGTCTGTATTGCATCTACAGCTAATGGATATATTTTTGTGCATGAACTTATTGGACTAGAGGGTGGCTATAGCGATGCTACTCTAACAAAGATTGCTAAGCTTGCTTATCAATATGATTTAAGTTTAATTAGAGTTGAAAGTAACTTTGGAGATGCTATGTTTTGTCAGCTTCTTCGTCCAGTTGTAGCTGAGATGTGTGGTCAAGTTGGTATTGAAGACTATAGAGTTACTGGTTCTAAAGAAAGTAGAATCATTGCGGCATTAGAGCCTGTAATGGCACAGCACAGATTAGTGTTTAACACTTCTGCTATTAAAGATAAAGAAACACAATATCAAATTACCAGAGTTCATACAGGTCGTGGGGCTTTGAAAAGAGATGACCGTGTAGATGTTTTAGCTGCTGCTATTTCATATTGGGAAGATGCTATTGGATTAGATGTAGACAAATCTATTGAACGTAATAGGCAAAAAGAACAACAAGAAGTTGTTAAAGAATGGCTCAGTAATGATCGTATCTATGGGCTGTTATCAGATAGAACATCTGGTGCTATTAGAGAAAACAAAAGTCCTATGCTTGTAAACAGACAAAAAAATAAATGGGCAATGAAAAGGAGAAGACCATGAAAGATCAAAGCTTCTTTCAAACATTTTTAAGAATGGGTGATGAACAAGTCAATCGTCTAGGTTTATCTCCTCAACTTCATCAACAAATGCGACAAGGTGAAGCAGCCAATAACTATAGCCCACAAACAACTAGAGATGCACTAGATCCTAATATGTCAGACGAAACTTTCTTTGAAAGATTTATGGGCGTTAAGAAATTTGAACCGGCTATGACTTCTTTTGATTTTGGAGAATATGATCAACAGTCTTATGATGATTGGCATAAATCAAACGGTATCACACCTACTTTAGATAGAGGACATCAGTTTAGTAGGATACCTAATGGTCCTAATGTTGGTCTTCAGTTAAAAAGAATGGATGGCAAAACACCCTATAAAACAAGCTTTTTATCTGTTTTACAAGATGAAGATGCAGGTTATAAGTTTTATCGTAGAACAGATCCAATGCATGGCAAAACTAAATTCAACAATAGAATTTATAGTTTAAGTCCAGATGAATTACAAAGTCATCCTGCTGCTCCATTCTTAGCTGAGATGCCTAGAGATGAAGTAGATGGTATTAAGTTTTCTTTTATGGATAAACCAAAAGTTAGACAAAGGTTTGCTGATATAGAAGCAAGAGTTCCTTCATTTAACTTTGATGATGAATCTTTAAACACGGTAAGAAAGTTTAATGAGATGTATATTGAACCCTCTTCTATTCAAAGTGATTTAATTGAGTTAGAATATTATGGTGGTATTCCAACAGATCTTGCTCAGCCTCCTATTTGGATTCAAGAATTACGTGAAGGTCAATGGGCATTAACTCATGATAATCCAAGAGATGCAATCTATAGATATCGTGCAGCTTCAGATACATTGCGAAGACACCTAGAAGAAACACCTCGCAATCCTTTTGATAATCCTTTGTATGCAGATCAAACTAGAATTTATTTAGATAGATTTAGTGATACTCTATATGAACGATCTCTTCAAATTGAACGAGAGCTTCTTGGTATTCCCGAAGAAAGACAAGAACAACAAGACACTGAGTATACTATTCAAAGCGGAGACAATCTTACTAGTATTGCTAGACTTTACAATATGACTATTGAAGACTTAGTTACTGCTAATGATATTGAAAATGCTAATATGATTAGAGTAGGACAAGTTCTTAGAATTCCTGCATTAGAAAACCAACCAGTTCCTGAGCCTGAGATTGCTAGCGACACCTTTATTGATCCTACTGTAGACTATCTTATTAGAATGGAAGGTAGGCATGAAAGACCAACTATTGCTACGCCGGGAGAAACTAGATACACTATTGGTCACGGTCACGTAATTAATCCAGATGATCCTGAAAAGGTTAGAGCATGGAATGCTGCTGTTCCAAACAAAGACTATACTCAGTTCTCTCTTGGTAGAGGAACGTTAACAGAAGAAGAAGCGAGAGCTTTATTTATTGAAGATTTACATGTTTATATTGATAGAGCAACCGACTTCTTCCCCGGATTTGAAAACTTCTCAGACGATCTTAAGGTTCAAATGGTTTCTTCTACATATAGAGGAAGCATGGGGCAATCTCCAAGAACAAGAGAATTAATTAATCAAGGTGACTTTGCTGGTGCAGCTGATGAATTCTTAGATAATGATGAATATAGAAACGCAGCAGCAAGAGGTAGACCGGGAATTAGACCAAGGATGGAAGAAGTTTCTAGAGTCTTAAGAGCGGAAGGAGAACGATAATGAGTTTTATGGCAGCTGGATTAATTTTAGGAGGTATTCAAGGTATCTTAGGCATGGGAGCAGCAGATCAACAGGCTGCTCAAGCCAATATGCAAGCCAGAGCACAACTTGCACAAGCAAGAGCGCAGCATCAATGGCAAACAATGCAAGGTATCTTTAAGAATATTCAAGATAATTATCAAATTTCAGAACAAAAGAAAGCAAGATTGCGACAGAACAGAGCAATTGCTGCTGCTGCTAATCAAACCGCTGCATATAAAAAGGTTGGTTTGCGTGAACAAGAGAAAGCAGCTTTGATTCAAGTTGAAAGAGGACAAAAGAAAGCTCTTGATAGTCTAACTTCAGCTGGTGTTGGTGCTGGAATAAATCCAAACTCTGGTACAATGAGAGCTTTAAAAAATATGTTAAAAGAACAGGGTAGAGAAGGTCTTAAAAACATGGCTAGAAACTCTTATCAAGCTAGACAAAACATTGATAGAGAACAATCTAATGCTCTTGCTAGTAGAGATATGAATACCTCACAGCAAGCAGCTTATTTCTTCCCCGGTCCTTCACCGGGAGGTTATATTCCCCCTGCACAAGCTAGTGGCACTCAAAAGTTTGGTGCTTTAGTTGGAGGACTTGCATCAGGGGTACAAATTGGTACAGGATTAACGGAGGCATTCGGATGATTTTATCTTTATTACTATCACTATTTACTACAGCAAGTGATCCTAGTGGTCCACCGTCTGATCCAGATGCGGTCGCTATGTGGATTGACGATCTTGGTCGATTAACTCCATTTGGTCGAACATTTGATGTCTATATTCAAACTGGATTTGACCCTGACTTTTCATATCCTAATGGTGAACCTCGCCGTCCCTACATGATTGGAAGCACTCGCGGTAGTGAATCTCCATCTCGTTCATTTGGATGGGCTATTGAAGGACCAATGTTTAAAAACAGCCGACCAGACCACCTTTATCCGTGGCTGGACAACTGCCAAGAATGCATTGACTACTGGACAATCGACACAGGCATTGAGTGTCCTGCACCCGGTGCATACTGGGACTGCATCCAAGCAAACCCATATCAGCGTCATATGTATCTCGGTGCAAAGTTCACGCCGATTAACTGGATCTTTGAAGGACCAGAAGGCTGTTGTCCAAGGTACGGCGACTTGGTAGATCTTGAGTATGCTTGGTGTGACTCATGGATCTTGCATGGACCGCTTGGTAAAAAGTACGGCATCTCAAATGCACAATACAAGTATCCGCAGGTGCAACAGCAGCACAAGGATCTAATGGACACTCCAGTTTTGAAGTTCTGGCTACCAAAAGAAGACATTGTAGGTGAACGATGCTGCTCCGCTCCTTCGCAGAATGACTATGGCGATCTCATTCGATGGAACGCTGACGTTGATTGGGAGAGTGAAAAGTATCCGGGTTCGTTTCATATCGCCCGGTTCACTGGTCCCAATTACTTCTCGTCTGGTGGCGTTGTTCGCTTTGCTTGTGGCAACGATCATCCCTGCGAACCGTCGCCGTACTCAATTAACTATTACCCAGATAACTCCTGCCCATCAGACTTAAACGAAGATGGCATTGTTGGTTTTCAAGACTTACTACAAGTGCTTGGAGATGTAGGTGGACAGAAATATCATTATCAAACAAATAATGGATTTAATGCTATTATTAAAGTTTTATCAGAATGGGGAAATTGTAATGGCTAAGTATACCTATAGATGTGCTTGTGGTACGACAACTACCACAACAGAAAAAGACGCAATTAAACAAGTGTCTCAAAAAGCAGGGGTTGTTCCTAACTACAATCCATTGGGGAGAAAGAATGGCAAAAAAGAAAAAGGCAAAGCGTGACGCTTGTTACCACAAGGTAAAGTCACGTTACACTAAATTTCCTAGCGCGTATGCTTCGGGTGCGTTAGTTAAATGTAGAAAAGTCGGAGCTAAAAATTGGGGTAATAAATCAAGGAGAAAAAAATAATGCCCGGACATACACCTAGAAAAAGATCAATGAAGAAGCCTGCACAGGCTAATGTTGGAACTCGTACTGGAGGATTCCCTCGTAAGTCTCCAGCCAAACGAACTACTAAAATGAAAATGAAGAAGAAGTATTAATACTAGGAGAAATAACAATGCCTCATCAAGGTGGAAAACCACATAAAAAGAAAAAGCCAGCTGCAAAAAAGACAGGCTTAACTGCGGCTCAAAGCAAGCTTCCGCCTAAGTTGCAAAAAGCAATTATGGCTAAGAAGAAGAAAAAGAAGTATTAATACTTAAGGAGTTAATCATGGCTAAAGAAGGTCTTAAGAAATGGTTCAGCCGAAACAAAGGTAAGGGTTGGATTGATTGTAAGACCGGGAAGCCGTGTGGTCGCAAGTCTGCTAAGGGTGGATCTAAGCGTCCATATCCGGCTTGTCGTCCTACAAAGGCTCAATGCAACTCTGCTAAAAATAAGAAAAAGGGTCCAGCTAGGATCTCTTGGAAAAAGGGGAAAAAACGTGGCAAGTAAGAAAAAAGGCGGCATGAAAGGCTGCACTATTAAAAACGGATGTAAGAGTAGATCTGGTGGTCTTACTGCTAAGGGCAGAGGAATGATTAACAGAAGAACGGGATCAAAACTCAAAGCCCCCCAACCGGGGGGTGGTCCCCGCAAAAGATCTTTTTGTGCTAGAAACAAAGGTCAGATTAAAAAGTTTAATATTAATTGTAGAAAAACACCTAAGAAAAGAGCATGCTTAGCTCGTAAGAAATGGAAATGTTCTAACTAAGGGGGAACTATGATTAATCCAGACTGTCCACAATGTAGAGAAAGAATTCAAAAAGATGCTTGTAGTTGTGAAGATAGATATAACTCCTTACAATCTAAATATCAAAAGTTAGTAATTGTATTTGCAATTGTTTCTGGTATTGTTGGTAAAACAATTGTAGAAGAAGCTATGTCTCTTTTTGAAACAGCAACTCCTATTGTAGATACTATTAGCTCTAATGAAGAATCAACTCCACAGATTGTATTTAATAATTCAAAACCTTATCACAATACTGATACAGTTTTATTTGCAAATGTCCCCCCTTTGCTTTCTAATTTAACATATGCAAATGAAGTACCTGACCTTTTTACTAAGGACTTTGATAGACAAATTTTTATCCCCGGAGTTACTCCTTTAGCTCCGCTGGTTTTATTTTTTTCTGAACAGGAGAAAACGTAATGGCTAAACGACAAACACGAGGTTTACTACCACAAGACGCTCAATCGCAAAGCAACCTTTTGCAATCTATTGCGTCACAAAATGTAACTCCAGTTAGCCCCGGTAATCAAGGCGGTTTTGATCGCGTAGGTGGAGCAAGCTTTGGTAGTTATGGTGGTATGGTAGGTAGACCTCAGTTATACGGCGGAGCAGCAGATGCACTTGATGCAGCCAATGCCGTATCTGGTTTAGCCAGTAGTTTAATTCAATATAAAAACACAAAGAAAAGAATTAAAGCAAATAACGATAATGATTCTCTCTTGGCTTTAGAACAAGAGTGGTTAGATGAACAAGAAAAATGGAAAGCAGCAAGAGAAAAAGATGCTGCAAGAATGAAGGATGAAACTTTAGCTCTAGGATTAGAAGGCATTGATCAAAGAGATATTGTTGCTTCTTATCATGGTATAGAGCCAGAAGAGTTAAGTTATCTTTTGAGCACTAATAAAGAAGAATATATGAGACTGGTTGATCAGTTGCCTGTTCATTTTAGTTCATCTAAACAAAGAGATGCGTGGACTGCCATGTCTACAAAAACAAAAAACAGGTTAAGAACTAAAGAAGCTAAACTAAGCCTTAGCAAATCATCTGCTCAAATGGGCGCACAATTAGATAAACATGAATCTTCTCTA